GTGCCGGCTGGTCGCCGACCGGACCCTGTACCCGCTGTGGTCGTCGCTGTTCGCCGCGCTGGGCACGATCGTGCCGGGCCCGGACGACGCGGAGCTCTGGTACGACAAGTCGGAGATCAGCTTCCTGCAGGAAGACCGCAAGGACGCCGCCGACATCCAGTTCGTCAAGGCGCAGACCATCGCCGCCTACGTGCGGGAGGGCTTCACCGCCGAGTCCGCGAAGGCCGCGGTCGCCGCCGAGGACCTGTCCCTGCTGGTGCACACCGGCCTGGTGTCGGTGCAGCTGCAGCCGCCCGGCACGAAAACCATCGAGGGATCGACCACCCCAGCCGCGATCGGCGCAGGAGGGCAGCAATGACCGACTTCATTCGCGCCGTGGCGCTCGACGACATCCGGATCCGCTCCGGCGGCACCGGCCGCACCGTCGAGGCGTACGCGGCGATCTTCGGCGAGCCGGCCGAGATCGTCGACGCCGACGGCCACTACCTCGAGGTGAACCACCCGACCGCGTTCGCCCGCACCATCGCGCACCGCCAGGGCGGCTTCCCGGTGGTCTACAACCACGGCATGACCATCGCCGGCACGCCCAGCGACCGGGGCAGCGTCCCGATCGGCGTGTCGAAGGAGGTCCGTGTCGACAAGCGCGGCGTGCTCACGATCAGCGAGTACGGCAACTCCGAGCTGGCCGACGAGGTGCTCGAGGCGATCCGGATGGGCGCGGTGAAGGCGCAGTCGTACGGCGGCCGGTTCATCCGCTCGGACCCGCGGGTACCGCGTGGCGGGTTCCGGCCGGGCCCCGACGGCCGGCTGCGCACCGTGACCCGCATGGAGGTCGCGATGCGTGAGTTCGGGCCGACACCGTTCCCGGCGTTCGCCGGCGCCGCGATCACCGGTATCCGCGCCCAGCAGGTGCTGGGTGCTCTGCTCACCGCCCCCGCCGAGCGGCGGGCCGCGCTCCTCGACCAGCTCGACCACCTGGCTACTCCCCTCGGCGACGAGGCGGACCCGGCCGAGGTGGAGAACGACGGCACTGCCGATGAGGCACCCGCCGCGCCTGTGACCGACGACCCGGCCCCGCGCCACTCCCGGTCCATCCCCTTGGGCACGCGCATCCGCGCTGCCCGCATCGCACGAGGATGGGAGTGACCCTGATGGGTCTGAAGCGCGCGGATGAGATCCGCACCCGGATGGAGGCCATCCGGTCCGACGTGGCAACGCTGGAGAAGCTCGACGCGAGTGGTGAGGCCGACGAGTCGGCGCACCAGCGCCTGGACGACCTGCTCGCCGAGGCCGACATCCTCAGCGAGGAGCTCAAGCCCCTCGCGGAGCGGGAGGAGCGCATCGCCCGCGTGACCCGCGCGTCGCTCAACGAGAAGAACCACGACGAGCCCGCCGAGGTGCCCGCCGCGGTGGAGCGCGGCGCCCCCGAGCTGGGCGTGCGCCGGTCCATCCGGAACCCGTTCGAGGACCTCGAGAGTGTCCGCAACGGCGTCATGGTCGCCTCCGAGGTCCGCTCCCGGGCGCTGTCGGCGATCGAGCAGTACGCGAAGCGTTCTGACCACTGGGCGCTGGAGCACGACGCCGCCGAGCAGGCCACCAAGCTGGTGGAGAAGAAGGGCAAGGCGTTCGGCACGGCCGTGGCCCGGCAGATGCTGATCACCGGCACCCCGGACTACCTGGCCGCGTTCGAGTCGTACATGACCGACCCGGGCGGCATGAGTTCCCGGGCGGCGCTGTCGCTGACCCCGGCGAACGGCGGCTACCTCGTGCCGTTCACCCTCGACCCGACGATCATCCTGACGAACAACGGCAGCGCGAACCCGTACCGCCGGTACGCCACGATCAAGACCACGGCCACGAACGACTGGAACGGTGTCACCTCCGCCGGCGTCAGCGCGGAGTGGACGGCGGAAGGCATCGAGGCCGCGGACGCGTCCCCGACCGTCGGCCAGCTGAAGATCACCCCGCAGAAGGCCGACGCGTACCTGTTCGGCTCCTACGAGATCCTCGGCGACTCCGACATCGCCCAGCAGTTGCCTGAGCTGCTCGCCGACGCCAAGGACCGTATCGAGGAGTCGGCGTTCGCCGTCGGCACCGGCACCGGCCAGCCGTACGGTGTGATCACCCGCGGCACCACCCTCGCCGCCGCGGCCGGCACCGCAGCGTCCGGTCCGACCGGCGCGTCGGTGTACTCGCTGCTGGGCGCGCTGCCGGCGCGCTGGCGGGGTCCCGGCGCGCGGCTGGCGTGGCTGTCGAACATGACCGCGATCAACACGCTGCGGAACACGCCGTCGTTCACGGGTTCCACCACGTCGATCGTGCAGGACGGTCCGAACGGCCCGATGATGCTCGGCCTGCCGTTCCTCGAGTCGACCTCCATCACCGGCGTCTACGCCAACGCCGCGAAGGTGCTGGCCCTGGGCGACATGCGCCAGTACTACATCGTCGACCGGGTCGGCATGTCCGTCGTGTACGACCCGATCGTCCTCGGCGCGAACCGCCGGCCGACCGGCCAGGGCGCCTGGTACGCCTTCTGGCGCACCGGTGCCGACGTGTCCACCGCGGGCGCGTTCCGCGTCCTGACCCTGACCACCTGATCGGAGGCCACCTGATGGCAGAGAGCACGAAGAGCGGCACGCAGGCCGCGAAGGCGGCCGAGGCGAAGGCCTCCGCGAGCAACCAGGCCGGCGCCGACAAGGCGCAGGACCAGCCGGCCGAGGGCGAGCAGCGCATCGCCGGCGACGCCACGGTCACCAACGCGACCGTCCGCGGGGACGTGGTCGTGACGGAGGGCCAGTCGGCGCCGTTCTCGACGAAGCCGGGCGATGTGCCGGTGGATCCGCGCAGCGGGCAGCCGTTCAGCGAGTCGAACTCCGGCGGGCTGAAGGGCACCCACGGCGAGGAGATGCTCGAGGCGACCGGTTCGGTCGTCCCCGGCGTGGACCCGGACCGCATTCCGGCCGAGGTGACGCCGGGCGTGACCCCGGACGCCGAGGGCGACAAGCTGTTCGCGGCCGCCCTGGCGAAGGCCCCGAGCCTGACCAGGGACTTCGTCGACAAGATGGGCATCGACGACGAGACGCTGGGGCAGATCGCCCGGGGTGAGATCCCGCCGCCGCCGATGCCGGGTCCGATCTACACGACGGACATGTACCGGACGCCGGGCGGCTACCAGCAGACCCCGCCCGGGGTGCCGCCGGAGGACGTCGGCAAGAACGCCACCACCCGCTGATCCGTTCCGACTGAGCAGGTAGGGGGCCGGCGATGGCGCTGTACGCCACGGCACTGGAGCTGGCCTCCTACCTGCAGCGGGACCTCGACACGGCGTCGGCGACGCTGGCGCTGACGCTGGCGTCCGGGGAGTTCAGTCGGGAGGCGTGCACCGCGTTCACCGCGACGTCGGAGACCTGGTCGGCGCTGGCGGCCGGGGTCACGGAGATCGAGCTGCCGTTCAACAAGGTCACCGCGGTGACCGCGGTCCGGGTCAACGGTGTTGTGGTCACCGGCTGGACGCTGCGCGGTGGCCGGCTCTATCGCTCGGCCGGGTTCGGCTACCGGTACGGGTGGCCGCCCGACGAGGTCGAGGTCGACGTGACGCACGGCTACACGACCGTGCCAGACGACGTGAAACTCGCCGTGCTGGAAATAGCCGCGGGCCTGTACGAGAACCCCATCGCGGCCGTGTCGGAGTCGATCGACGACCACACGGTGCGCTACGACCCCAACAGCAGGATGACCGCCGGCCGGCCGTGGCGTGACGTGGCCGCCGACTACCGCGGCCTGCTCGTCGCCTGACAGAGACCACCGAAGGAGCATCTGATGGCCAAGCCGAAGAAGGGCGACGGCTACCGGCTGACCGGCGAGGACGGTCTGGGCCAGGCGGCCCGGATCGCCGACCCGGACGTGCCGGAGGCGCAGAACCTGATGCGTTCGGACATGGCCGAGCTGGACATGCCGCCCGGCACCCGGGTGGCGGTCGCCGGCCACGACGACGAGCGGGGCCTGGTGCTCGTCGAGTGGGAGGACCGGCAGGGCACTGCTCGGATCACGTCGGTGCCAGCCGGTGACCTCGCGGTGCTGTTCGAGAAGGAGGCCTGAGCGGTGGCGGTCAACACCCTGTCGCAGTATGCGCGGGCGCAGGCGAACGAGGCGATCCACCGGCGCACCCAGTCGCCGGCGGCGGGCACGGTGTACGGGCTGCTGGGCACGTCGGCGACGGTGCCGACGGACGCGGGGACGACGATCGCGGCGTCCGGGGTGACGGAGTACGCGGCGACCGGGTACGCCCGCCAGCCCATCACCTACGGCGCGGCGACGGTCGCGACGCCGTCGGTGATCGCGAACACGGGCACGCCGACGTGGGGGCCGTTCACGGCCGGCACCGGCGCGATCATCCGGTACGTGCTGATCGTGGACTCGGTGTCGGGGGCGGGCAACGTCATCGACGTCATCCAGGTCACCGACCGCACCCCCGCCACCGGCGACAGCCTGCAGGCGGCGGCCGGCGCCCTGACGTCGACGATCTGAGGAGATGGCATGGGGCTGCCGCTGTACGACGCCAGCTGCCGCACGTCGCAGGTCACGTCCGGGCAGGTGCTGTGCGCGCTGCTCCCGGCCGTCGGCGCGGCGGGCAGCGCGGTGGGTGTGCGCACCCTCCGGGTCCGCCAGATCATGATCTGCAACACGACCGCGACCGGGTTCGGCGTCGGCGTGGGTCTGGCCACCGCGGCGGGCGCCACTCCGGCCGGTGGGGTCGGGTCGCCGCCTGGGCAGCGCCGCGGCGGCAGCACGGACGCGCCGTCGAGCGCGCAGAACCTGTTCACGACCTATGCGACGCAGCCGACGGCGCCCGCGGTGTATCCGTTCCGGTTGTGGGTGCCGGGGTCGTCGATGGTGATCCTGCCGTTCGCCGACGGCGACGAGCTGGTGGTGGCGC